AGACTAGTGGTGCTGTTGGAATGGTTGCAGAAAGAATAGACGATTTGACTATTTCTTTCATAAGTTTGAATGAAGTTGGATTTGCTGAAGGAGAAACTGTAATTTTTGCCGAAACTGATATTCAATCGGTAGTTACAAATTTATCTGCTTCAAGTTCTAATATTTCTGATGAGTATATTTTCAAAAATGGTCAAACTGGCACTATTTTAGGGCATAGTTCTATAGTTAGATCAGAAAAGTATTCTGCTCCAACAAGAAAACTTAAAGTTTACTACACAAACGGGTTCTTTGAGTCTTCCGATGAAGGAGATTTTGTAACAGCAAATTCTTACAAAGAATTTGATTACACTGATGATATTCAGTTTATTGGAAACTCCAGAAATACTGATATTATTGATATTAGACCAAAAGTTTCTGATTATACGGTTTCTGAAGGATCAAGATCTCCTTTAGAATTCCATGGAAGAACATTTGGAGCTACTGGAAACAGTGCTGCAAACGTACTTGCTTCAGATGAAGCGATTACATTAGATTATTCTTACTATCTTGGCAGAATTGATAGAATTTTCTTATCTAAAGATGGAAAATTCCAAGTTAAGTATGGAATTCCTTCAGATAAACCAGAAATGCCTGTAGGTGTTGATGAATCTATTGAAATTTGTCAGGCAAAAATACCTCCGTATCTCTACGATGTAAGAAACGTATCATTTAATTTCTTACAGTATAAGAGATATACTATGAGAGATATCAAGAGACTTGAAGATAGAATTAGAAGTCTTGAATACTATACTACTCTTTCTTTATTGGAAACCGACACCAATAATATGTTCATTTCCGATGATGAGGGACTGAATAGGTTTAAGTCTGGATTCTTTGTAGATAATTTCTCAACATTACAACCACAAGATACTACTAGACAAATTAAAAACTCAATTGACTATAGTGCAAGAGAGGTAAGACCATCTCATTACACTACATCAATCGATCTTCAACCATATCCAACGAAATTGCCTTCTGAGGATTTAAGATTTAAGCAACCTACTGGAATTAACATTAGAAGAGGAGAAGATATTGTAACCCTTGACTACACCGAAGTTGAGTGGTTAAGTCAACCATATGCTACTAAAGCTGAAAGTGTAACTCCATTTATCCTTAACTTCTGGGAAGGAACTATTGCATTAACTCCTTCTTCTGATGTTTGGGTCGATCAAAAGAGAATCGATGCCAAGATTATTGAAGCTCAAGGAAATTATAATGAAGTTTTGGAAAACGCAGTAGAAAATCTTGGAATTGATCCTCAAACTGGTCTTGCTCCAGTTGTTTGGAATTCTTGGGAAACTTTCTGGACAGGAAGACAAGTTATTGGTGGCGAAAGAACTGTAACCAGATCTTTTGGTGGAGCATGGAGAGGAAACTTGGGTGGAGGCAATAGAATTGCTGCATATGGAACAAGAACCACTCAAGTTGTTAGACAACAAATTCAAGAAACCATTGATACTGGATTTAAGACCAGAACAGGCTCACAGCAACAGTTTGTGGAGCAATGGGATAATACCTCTGTTGGTGATAGAGTCGTAAGCAAAGACTTGATCACAAGCATGAGATCAAGAAACATTACCATTGACGGAAAGAGATTCAAACCAAAGACAAGAGTTTATGCTTTCTTTGACGGAGTTGATGTAACTAAGTTTGTTACTCCAAAACTTCTTGAAATTGAAATGCTTTCTGGCGCTTTCCAGACAGGAGAAAATGTTGTTGGAACTGTCAGAGCGACAGGTCTCGGTGAAGATCAAGTCAAGTCTAAACCATATATTAAGTTTAGATTGTGTACTCCAAATCATAGAGAAGGAGAATTCAATGCTCCAACAGTAGTTTATCCGATTAATCCGTATAATGATGAGGCAATGCCTACGACATATTCGGCAACATCGTCTCTTCTCAATGTAGACACATATTCGCTGTCTAATCAAGTTGATGGAGATTATTACGGATTTGCTGAATCTGGAATGATATTAAAAGGAGAAACTAGCGGTGCTCAAGCAGTAATATCAAATACAAGATTGATTAGTGATATTGCTGCAAATGTGCAGGGAAGTTTCTTCATTCCAGATGGAGATGTTATCGGATTCCCTCGTTTTGAAACTGGTTCGAAGACTTTTGAACTCAGTAGTGACAGTGCCAATAACAGAGATTTGGCAACTACTCATGCAGTTGAAACATTCGAATCTTCTGGAACCTTAGAAACTGTTCAGGAAAACATTGTTTCTGTCAGAAATGCTAGAATTGAAACTATTGAGACATCTCAAACAGAAGACGTAAGAAGAACCACAGGAACAGTTGTCGTAGATTCTCAAATTATTGCAGAATCGTCTAGACGAGTCATTATTGGTTATTATGATCCTCTTGCACAAACTTTCTTTGTTGAGGATGAAACTGGAATACACTTATCAAAAGTAGATCTTTACTTTAGAACCAAGGACGATGCAGACATTCCTGTCGGCATTCAACTCAGAACTACTAAACTTGGAACTCCAACTCAAACCATTGTTCCTCTGTCTGAAGTTTACTTGGATCCCGCTAATATCAATGTTTCTAGTGATGGATCAGTTCCAACAACGTTTACATTCCCAGCTCCAGTTTATCTGGACGGTCAAACAGAATACGCTCTTGTTGTAAGATCTGATTCGGCAAAATATAGCGTATTCATCTCTAGAGTTGGTGAAAACGATCTGATCACCCAAGAATTCGTTGCACAGCAACCTTACTTGGGATCTCTATTCAAATCACAAAACGCTGCTGTTTGGGAACCTTCGCAGTGGGAAGATCTCAAATTCAATCTCTACAGAGCTGAATTTGTGGAAAGTGGAACAATTGATTTCTTCAACCCAACTCTTTCTGTTGGAAATGGACAAGTTGCTCCTCTAACTCCAAACCCACTTACTTTAGAGTCTAGAAGAATTAGACTTGGAATAACTTCTGCGGTCCTGGATACCAGTCTAACATTTGGAAATACTATCTCACAGAAGAATTCAAATGCAACTGGTAAGTATGTTGGTGGAGCAGGAATTTGTACTGGTTCACTCCAGGTAATTAATCCAGGTATAGGATACACTCCTTCTGCTGCTGATGGTGGAAGCTTTACTTTCACTGGAGTTGCATTAACATCTATCACCGGAAACGGAATTAACGCAACAGCAGATATTCAAGTATCTGGTGGAATTATTCAAAGTGCAACTATCGTAAATGGTGGAAATGGATATGTTTCTGGTGATGTAGTTGGCGTATCTTCCCTTGGAAACACACCATCAGGTTCTAATCTGAGACTTTCTATTGTTTCTATTGCAAGCACAACTGAACTGATTCTCGAAAATGTACAGGGAGATTTCAAAACTGGAGCAGGTTCAACTATTCAATACCTCAACAATAGTTTAGTCACTGTAGATCTTAATGCTGATAGTGAAGGTGGCGTAGAGGCAAATCTCGTTACAGTCGAAAATACTGGATTATCGTTCAAGGTAAATCACAAAAATCATGGAATGAACTTTGAAGGAAATAAGGTCATTATTTCCGACGCACAATCAGATATAATTCCAACCAAGTTGACATCTCCATATTCTATAGATTCTACTGATCCAATTTCAGTAGAAACAGCATCTAATTTTGGATTGTTTGAGAATGTTGGAGTTGGAACGACCAATAAAGGTTATGTGATTATTGGTGATGAGGTTATTTCTTATACCAGCACATCATCTAATCAAATTGGTGGAGGAATTGTTAGAGCAATTTCAGGAAACAGCAAAAATTATCCTGTAGGAACTCCTGTTTATAAGTATGAACTTGGCGGTGTTTCTCTCAGAAGAATCAATAAACCGCATTATGTATCATCCTCTAACCTTGAGTTTGATTCTTATTACATTGATCTTGATATGTCCACCAATGGTACGGACAGAACTGTAGGAACAAGTCATCCTAAGTTATATCTTGGAGAACAAAAGTCTGCAGGTGGAAGATCAGCAAAAGCAACACAAAACATTGCTTATGAACTTATTTCTCCAATGATTCAAAATTCGACTGTAAGAGGAACTTCTCTGAACGCTCAGATAAGAACAGTTACAGGTCAGAGTATTGATGGATCTGAAAGAACATTTATCGATAAGGGATTTGAAAGTGTATTGCTTAATCAAACAAATTATCTCGATAGTCAGAGACTTATTTGTTCCGAAGCAAATGAAAATGAATTCTTGACAACTCTTCCAAATAACAAATCTTTCAACATGAGAGTTCTTCTTGGAACTACCGATCCAAGAATCAGTCCTGTAATAGATCTGCAAAGATGTAATGCGATTCTGACAACAAATAGAATCAATGCTCCTATAACGGATTATGCTAATGATCCAAGAGTAAATACCATCGACGAAGATCCAAACTCGTTCCAATATCTTTCCAAAGAAAACAGACTTGAGACTCCAGCATCTTCTATTAAGATTATTTTAGATGCTCATGTCAATGTTTTCAGTGATATTCGTGCTTTCTATGCAGTTTCAAATGAAGAAAAGTTTGAACCTGTATTCACTCCTTTCCCAGGATGGAACAATGTGAACGGAATTGGCAATGTTATTGATCCAGCTTTAAATGATGGATCTCCTTATCAGTTTGTAAATAAATCATCATCCTTAGGATTTACTCCAGAGGACCTTGAATATAAGGAATATCAATTTGAAGTAAATAACTTGCCAGACTTTAGATTATACAGAATCAAACTCGTATTGTCTTCAACAAATCAAGCGTATCCGCCAAGATTCAAAAACTTACGAGTAATTGCCCTTGCTTGATAACTATGGATTATATTAAGGTTGAGGGTCACTCAAATTTAAAGAGAGACCCTCAAACAAATGCTATCATCAATGATAATATGAAAGATTATAATGAATACAAGAAGAGGAAACAGATCAAATCCAAAGAGATTGATAAGATACAGAACATGGAAGATGATCTTGATAGAATCAAGGATGATATCAACGATATCAAATCACTATTAAAGGAGTTAATCAATGGATCCAAATGAAATTGAAATAAAAAGTCTCTCAAAGCAGTTTGCATATCAAAAGATTGCAACTGATATAGATAAGTGTGATGATCCTGAGATGCTAAAGGACATTGCAAAGTCTTTTGCAAAATTATACTATAAACAGCAAGAAACGATTTCTGTAATATAGGATCGACCATAAATACTCAAAAAGTGTTGAATAAATGGCACAGCCTACGACTAGAGCAACCCTGATCGAATATTGCAAGAGAAAACTGGGTGCTCCAGTTTTGGAAATCAATGTTGCCGATGAGCAGATTGATGATCTTGTAGATGATGCTATACAATTTTTCCAAGAAAGGCATTTTGATGGCGTCTATCAGACATATTACAAGTACAAAATCACTCAATCAGATATCGATAGAGGTAGAAGTAGAGGTGGGTCCAACACTGCGGTAGGAATCGCAACCACCACTGCATCTACCACTATTGCAGGAGATAGTTCTGCAACTACATTTACTTTTGAGGAAAATAGCAATTATCTGCAAGTTCCTCCAAATATAATTGGCGTAAATAAGATTTTTAAGTTTGATGGTAGTAATACTATCACCAATAACATGTTCAGTATCAAATATCAACTGTTCTTGAATGATATTTACTACTGGGGAAGCACAGAACTTCTTTCGTATTCTATGGTGAAGTCATATCTAGAGGATATTGACTTTTTACTCAATACAGAAAAGCAGATAAGATTTAATAAGAGACAAGACAGACTATATTTGGATATTGATTGGGCAGGCGCTAGTGTAGATGACTATATCGTTATTGACGCATATAGTACATTGAATCCAAATGATTATTCTAAAGTTTGGAACGATTCTTTCCTCAAGTTATATTTGACATCTTTAATTAAAAAGCAGTGGGGACAAAATTTAATCAAATTCCAAGGGGTTAAACTTCCTGGTGGAATAGAATTGAATGGTAGACAAATATATGATGATGCTCAAAAAGAATTGGAAGAGATTATGGAGAGAATGTCCAATACTTATGAACTTCCACCAATGGATATGATCGGATAGTAGTATGCTAAATCCATTTTTTCAACAAGGTTCGAAAACAGAGCAAAGTTTAGTCCAAGACCTCATTAATGAGCAGTTGAGGATGTATGGTGTTGAGGTTCATTATATGCCTCGACAATTTATCACCACAAACACGGTGATTGAAGAGTTAATCGAATCTTCCTTCAAAGAAGCATATCCAATAGAAGCATATCTAGAAAATGTAGATGGATATGCCGATAATTCTGTTATTCTTTCTAAATTTGGAATACAGTCTCAGCAAGAGATAACACTGACTATTTCAAGAGAAAGATATGAACTCTACATAAAACCATTAGCACAACAAAATTCTCAAAATCGTCTTCCAGAGAGACCATCAGAGGGAGATTTGATTTATTTCCCATTGGGCGGAAGATTGTTTGAGATAAAATATGTGGAGCATGAAAAACCATTCCATCAGTTACAATCCACATATGTCTACACTCTAAGATGCGAACTCTTCAGACTCGAAGACGAAGTTATTGATACTGGAATTGATACTATTGATGAAGAACTAGTAGGAAGCACAAGTCTGGACGGAGTAACTCCTCTTGGTGTTTATGGAAGTATGATGACCTTGAATATGGTCGGTGTTGCTTCCACTGCTACTGTATACACTGGTCTCGTTAATGGTGCCATCAGTGCCGTTTATATTAGCAATCGTGGTGGAGGATATTCATATGCTCCTCAAGTTGGATTCTCCTCTTCTCCCGAATATGGTGGAACTGGTATCGGAACAGCGATCATGATTGGTGGAATAGTTGTATGCAATAAAAATGTAGATCCAAAAGATAGATCTGTTCAAGAAATTGGTCTTATCAATCCAGGATTCGGATACACAGTTGCTCCTTTAGTTGCAGTTAAAGGTGACGGAACTGGATTTGCAGCTACGACAGGAATAACTACAACTGGAGCAGTTGGATTTGTAACCATCACTTCTGGAGGAAGTGGTTATACCACAGTGCCGACTGTTACATTCTCCTCTCCTGGAAGTGGAACCACCGCTGCCGCTACCGCTGTAATCAATTCTACTGGAAATGTAGAATCAATTTATCTCACTAATGCTGGTGCTGGATATACAATAGCACCAACAATTACAATTGCGGGGGCAGGATCGACTTCATCTGGAACATTCGAACTTAATGAACTTGTTACTGGTCAAACGTCAGGAACTACAGCAAGAGTTAAGAATTGGAACAAACCAACATCAGTATTGGATGTTTACGCCGTAGATGGATCATTTACATATGGAGAAACTATAGTTGGATCCGCTTCTTCCGCAAGTTACAGATTGAAGAGTGTTAATGAATTCCCAAGAGACGATGGATTTGCTTCTAACTCTGAAATTGAATCGGCTGCAGACGAAATTATCGATTTTACAGAAGGAAATCCATTTGGAGTCCCCTAAACTGTTAAATAGTACTTATTAGACCTTGGCAAAATGTTTGAATACTTTTATAACGAGATTTTTCGAAAGACTATCATTGCTTTCGGAACACTTTTCAATAATATAGAAATCCAAAAAACGGATTCTAATGGTGATGTGAGCAGCGTCATTAAAGTTCCTCTTGCCTATGGTCCAACACAAAAGTTTTTAGCAAGAATTAATCAACAGGGGGATTTGGATAGTCCAGTTGCAATGACATTGCCAAGGATGTCATTTGAATTTACTGGAGTTACTTATGATCCATCCAGAAAAGTAACAACAACACAAAGATTTCTACAAAAAGACTCAGGTGACGGAACTAAGACTAGAAAGGCATATATGCCAGTTCCTTACACAATGCAATTTGAATTGTCTATTATGTCAAAGTTGAATGACGATGCATTGCAGATAGTAGAGCAAATTTTACCATATTTTCAACCACAATTTAATCTGACCGTAGAGTTGGCATCAGATATACAAGAGAAGAAAGATATTCCAATTATTTTGGAAAATATCACTATGATTGATGATTATGAGGGTGACTATACGACAAGAAGAGTTTTAACTTATACGTTACGGTTTAGTGCTAAAACATACTTGTTTGGACCTATTCCAGATGTATCCAAGGATGTCATCAAGAGAGCTACTATTGCTATTGGTGCTGGGGATCCAAGTCAAACGAGAGAACTTACATATACTCAATCTGTAAGAGCAATCAGAAATTACACTGGAAATGTTCTTACATCTTTGTCGGGTGATGTTAAAACCACTGACAGTATGATCACAGTAGATGATGCAACTGGAATTGAAAAGGATACTTATTTGGATATCAACCAAGAGGAAGTATATGTAAGACTTGTAAGTGGAAATAATCTTACAGTGGATAGAGGAGTCGATGGATCGGCAATTAAATCTCACTTGAAAGGAGATAGTGTCAAATCGATTACTGCTGCCGATAATGATTTGGTACAGTTTGGAGATGATTTTGGATTTAGTGGGAGTGTGGTATGAAAATGACTAAGAAATTTGACAAATTAAACGAATCATTTGGAATGGGAGAAGATCCCATAGTTCCAGAGGTAGAAACTACTCCTGTTGAAGTTATTAATGAGGAATCGATTGAAGAATCTGAGAAAACACCAGAGATAAAAAAAGATTATAAGTATACCCGAAATCAATTATATTCCTTAATAGAAAAGGGACAAGATGCTATCAACGGTATCTTAGAGTTGGCAGCAGAAACGGAACAACCGAGAGCATATGAAGTTGCGGCTCAATTGATCAAAAATGTTGCAGATACCACCGACAAGTTAATGGATCTGCAGAAAAAATTGAAAGATGTGGAAGAAGATACAAAACAAAAAGGACCAACAAACGTTACAAATGCTCTATTTGTTGGATCAACCGCAGAGTTGACAAAACTACTAAAGAATAACCAACAGGAAGAGGATACTAAATAATAGTACGAATATAAAAAGGTAAAATGTCCGTTGCCGCAGTAAACATAAGAATTGAAAAGGGCACTGATTTCGAATCGACTTTTACAATTAATTCTTCAGATGGATCTGCTTTCAATCTGGCGAGTTATAGTGCTACAGCAAAGATTAGGAAACATCCTAATGCTGGAACTGCTAAAACCTTTTCGACAACTATTACTGCATCCACGGGTGAAATAAAAATAGAAATGAGTGATACTAATACTTCTGATTTATCATCGGGAAGAAATTATTATGATGTTGTCATTCAACATACCAGCACAGAAAAGAAAACAAAAGTGTTTGAGGGAATGGCATTAGTATCGGACACCGTTTCTATATAAAAAGATGGAATTTAAAGTAACTCTTGCAACTGGTCCAACTTATACCACTCGCCTAAAAGAGGACAACCAATTCAAAGTAACCACACAACTTACACAAACAGAAGTGGCTAACATCTCAGACATAAGCGATATTGACACTACAGGACAACAGGACGGATACGTTCTGATGTATGACTCTGCAACTGGAAAATACAAAGCAGTCGATCCAGACATGGTATTCACCAAAGCTGTTGCTGACGACAGTCTGCCTAGCGAGTTCATCGATCAACTGGATGGAGATCTCGATGATAAGATCGATTTGGATGCTGGTTCATTCTAAGAATATATAAATAACTACAGCTTAAAATATAATAAGGTTAAGACGCGATGCCGGCACCCGTAATTCAATTTAAGAGGGGCATTTTATCGAATCTTCCTGGATTGCAGGTTGGTGAACCGGGTTTTACTACTGATAGTTACGATCTTTATGTCGGTCTATCTTCCGCACTAGCAACGAACAAGTTTGTTGGTTCTCATAGATATTGGACAAAAGATACCGCTACGACAGGAAGCGGAGTAAATTTAGTAGAAGGTACCGATAATGGTACCAATTACATAACCCTAAAGTCCCCAGATTCTCTAGCAGGGAACGTAGTTTATGTATTGCCTGGTACACAAGGCGATGCATCAACAGTTTTAACGAACGATGGAGCAGGAAATTTAACCTGGGCTTCTTCTTCGGTAGATTTTTCCTCAATCACTACATTTACTTCAACCCAAGAAGTAACTTTAGGAGATCCAGATACAGGTGCTCTTCAAGTTGATGGTGGTCTTGGAGTTAACAAAAGTGTTACCGTTGGTTCTGCCATCAGTGTTTCTGGAGAGGCACTTTTCGCAGGTATCACCACATTTGTTAGTGCTGTAGAAATATCCAGCAGTGTAGAAGTTGGATCAGCGGTAACAATTGCCGATTACGGGGTACATGCAACTGGAGTTGTAACTGCAACTTCTTTTGAGGGTGCAGGTGGCGAATTGACTTTAGGAAGTCCTACAGACGGAAGTCTTACTGACGGAGCACTTACACACTTTACTGGAAGTACTAAGATTGTCAACAGTATTGATGATCTGAATGAACTTGCATTAAACATCATTAAAAACACCGCTGTTACTAATGTTGATTTTAGTGGTGTAAGCACAACTGGAGGATCTCCTCTAACTCCTACATTAACAATCACCAGTTCTGGAAATGCCAATCGATATGATATTGATTGGGGTGATGGCGATGTAACATATGACACATCAGACTCAACACCATCACACACTTATACTGAACCAGCCGGCGGAACTTTCAATATTACTGTTACCGCAAAAAACTCTTCTGGTACTGGTGCTGGAAGTTCTCAATCATCAACAAAATCTAATTTTGTTTTAGTTTACACTGGTGACCCATCTGTTTCCTTTGCTCTTTACAGAGCGTCTAGTGGAGGAAGTGCTCTTTCTGGAAACGATCTGTATGTTGTAGAGGGTCAATCACTCTACTTGGATAATAACACTACGAATGCAACTCAGGTTGGTTCTGGTGCAACATATACAGTCAACTGGGGCGATGGTTCTGATGTCAGTTTCGTCGCAAGTAACACTGTTGGTGGCGGCGCTAGCACTAGTGCAGATAGATTGCAGCATACATGGGCGCAAGGAACTAATAGTGGAACAGGTAGAGATACTTTAACACTTACTTTAAACACTCATGCGACCGCTGATCCCGCAGTAATTCCTGCTAGCGGAACAGTAACTCTCAAAGTTTATGATGATGCTCCTACTGCTCCAGATGGTTTAAGCAGCAAAACTCTTTCCAACGTTTCTAGTACTGGAACAAGTCCTAAACTCGCTCATGGATTTACAGACAATACTGGAGGATCGACTATTGCTGCAGGAGACGATGTAAATCGTGTAACTACTGGAACTGCGGTTGCAGGTCCAATTACTTCTTTCGCATACAACGGCGATTCTGGAACCCTAACGGCAAATGTCAACGGTTCTGGAGATGGAAATGTAACACTTGCAAGTGGAGATCAGAGTGGAACTTACACAAGTCTGGTAGTTGATTCAGAAAGCGACTATCAACTCCTTGATTCTGGAGGTTCATCAACTTCTTTCGCGAACAGCATTTACTATCCTGGTCTTTATAAAGGATTCAAAGCTAGAGTTTCTAAAGCGGTCTCTGGTTTAAGTGTTGGTGCTAACAGTATGCAACTATCGCATAGTGCAACTGGAAACACAAATACGGTAGAGTTTGTTAAAGACGATCTCACAGCAAATCCAACTACTAATGTCGGTAGTGCTACATTAACCCAAAATACTGCAGGAACATTCAGATATGTTTCTGGTATTCCATATTATAATTCTGGTTCACCAAATCTAACCCTTGCTGGTGTAACTATCGATGACTTGGTTGGTCAAACTTATACAAACCAATCCAACATCGTAGAGGTCGATAGCGGAACAAATCAAGAATCCACTTCTAGTTCTGCAATCACCAGTTCTGATTTCACTTATGCCAATATTGATGGTTCCACAACAATGTTGGATAGTGGAACTCCAAAGGCGAACACTGGAACTTCATCTGCATACGCTATTGGAAGTTTAACAATTCCAATCACAAGCAGCAGTGTACGGACAGTCGATCGGATCAAAGTTCGTGCAAGAAACGTAAATGGAGTTGGTAATTACTCCAGTGATATTGGAACAAACATTCAAGTTCATACTGCAGCACAATCGGGAATTTCCGAAATCGCTATTGCTGCTGCTGATGCTCTTGGTGCAACTTACGATGACGATGGCGTGAGAATCTTTGATTTCTCTGGAGAGACAACAAACACTCCAGGATTTACAACCACAACAAATTACTACACAAATAACGCTTACTCTGAATCAGCTGATCCAGGAATTTCCACTTCAACTGAGGCAGTTTTGAGACTCGGTACCATCAAACATGATGAGACAGATTATTCTTCAGGTTATCTGCCTGTAGGACCAGATCTTTCTTCTAGATCGGGAACTCAATACTTCACCTTTGCATTCAGAAGAACGAACGTTGCTAGTTTTGATATCAACATAACATCGGCGGGAATCACTGGTCTCTTCATTGCAGCACCAGGCACGAACATCGATGCTACTAGTGGATTGAACGGTTGGTTGAGAGCAGATACCACTTACGCTGGAGCAGGTACACCTGGATCTGGCACTGGAGGTAATGGAAGTGATGGTTGTGCTTTCACTAGCGGGGATCGAATACAAGCGTCAACTGCTCTAAGTGGTGGATACACAATGACTCTCGGTGAAGAGAATATGAGTAATGCTCAAGATAATGTAGTTCTTGTCCGAATTGCATTGGCGTCTGGGCAATCAGTCACAGCACTTAGCATAGGGGAGGCTTCTTGAGATGGCAATATCTGACGCACAAAAGGTAGACTATCTCTGGAAGAAACTGGGATATGGTCGCGCCAAAACCGACACAAACGCAAACAAGAAAGCACCTAACGAATCTATCGCTAGTCCGCTTTTAATTAGAGGAGAGAATATTTGGGCACAGTCTGGATCTGTTCCAACTACTATACCTGGAAGTAGCACCAGTATAGTTACTGTATATCCTACAACTGCTCCTATTGAAACTACTGTAGATGCTACATCTGCTTCAAATAGAACCTGGAAAACTGGACAAATTGATTGGATTCCTCCTGAAATTGGAGCGACATACTTAGTTAAGGTATACGTCCATACTTCTAGCGATGCTTCTAACGCTGCTGCAAGTGGAACACAACTATTTGCAACTGGTTCTGGAAACAATGATGAATGGTTCTTTGATTACCAGGCAGGTACACTTCACTTTATTGGAACTAATCTCCCCGATGGAGTAAGTTTCACAGGAAAGAGTGTTTATATTAGTGGAGCAAGATACGCTGGCACTAAGGGAGTTGTTTCTTCGGGTGGAGATTCCAACTTCGCAAATGTCAATGTCAGTGGACTGGGAACAGTCACAAACTTGGTTGGCACCACTGCAAACATCTCTGGTGTTGTAACTGCAACAGCTTTCCATACTGGAGCAGAAGGATCTGCTATTAGAGTCACTAGTGACACCATCAGTGGTCCATCTGAGATTGTTTTAGATCCAGCTGGAGTTGGTGATGACACAGGTGCCGTTAGAGTTAAAGGTGATCTGTTTGTAGATGGCACACAATTTATTGTCAATTCTACTGCAATCGAACTTGCAGACTTTAATGTTGGTATTGCAACAACAGTAGGTTCTGCAGAGACTCTAGATGGTGCTGGTATTGGAATTGGTTCCGCAAATATTCGTAAGACATTTGTATATGACTTTAGCAGTGACAGTCTCAAATCTAGTGAGAATCTAGATTTAGCATCTGGAAAAGTCTACAAAATAAATGAAACTGAGGTATTAAGTTCTAGGCAACTTAGTATTGCAGACATAAATGCCACTGGAGTGTCTACTTTTGCTAATGCAGAAGTAACTGGCATTGCTACCATTGCTACTTTAGAAACTGTAACTGGCACGATCACAAATCTGACCAGTACAAGTTTAGAAACTACTAATTCAAAAGTAACTGGTATTGCTACCATTGCTACTGGAACAGTAACAAATCTGACCAGTACAAGTTTAGAAACTACTAATGCCAAAATAACTGGTATTACTACTGTTTCTAATACTACTGAGAATACCTTAGGTGATTCAAATACAGGTGCGTTACTGATTGATGGTGGCGTAGGAATTGATAAGAATTTAACGATTGGTGGAAATCTAAACGTACAAGGATATTCTGAGTTTGTTGGTGTTGCCACATTCAGGGGTGGAACAATCAATCTTGGTGATGCTGATACAGATGATATTAATGTTGCAGGTGAATTTGTATCCAGTTTAATTCCAAATACAACAGACGAGTATGATTTAGGAAGTGGAAAAGCCTGGAGAAACTTAAATATTTCTGGTGTTGGTACAGTTGCGGGATCACTTTACGTTTCTGGACTTGAAGTTACTGGTGGTGCTTCTATTGGCGCTGATATCAGAACAAGAAACCTGAATGTATCTGGAATCACAACCATAGGTGATTCAATTGCAGATACAGTCACCATTGCA